GCCCCGCGATAGCGCCGCTCACCGCAAACGTCATACCCATGATCGACAGCGTTTGCGAGGCCTTCAGGTTCGGAACCACGAGGTTAGCGCCCACGCCGGCCGTTGCGGCACCAGCTCCACCGCCAACAATGGCCGACACCAAACCGTACAGCCACTTCGACCAATCAAGCGAACCGAGCGAGCCTGGTAACGTCATTAGGCCGGGAAAGTCGGTGGTCCAGTGGCCACGATGCTCACAGCGGCCTTGCAAACGTCTGCCACAGCTTCCACGAGTCCGATCTTGTCGAAGAATCCAGCAAAGCTGTAGGTCGTTGCCCCAACGTCTGGGAACACCAAGCGGAAATCGATCGGCACACCAGCGGTACCAGCTCCGCGCTCGCCGAACAGCGTAAGAACGTTCTTGGCCGACGAAGTCGATGGAATCCAGAAAATGTCAAAGGCGGCGCTGCCCGCGTCGAGCAGGGTGACTACCTTCTCGCGCCAGGGATTGCCGGTGCTCATGCTGGTCACGTCGACAACGGTCGCGGACATCGACAGTCCGTTGATCGACGAGACGTTGGCAATCGTCGCGAATGTCTCCGGCGAAGTGCCGCTTCCAACTTGCAGCAGGGTATTAATTGCGGGTAATGCGATCGGTACACCCATCGGTTAGTTCTCCTCACTGATCTTGGTAAAACACGGAAATATCGAGCTCTGCCTTGAAGAGCGGTGGCTGTGTCTGTGGCTCGACAAGCATCCGCTGGTTGAGCAGGAAGCTTGGAGCTTGGGTAAACGTGTCTGGCGAAGCCGGGAGCGCGTAGGCGTTGAAAGTTCGCAACACGTTGAGGACGGCTTTGGCGATCGCATCAACGGTTGCGCCGGCGCTGGAACCAGACGCCCAGCAGGTGAACTGAAGCCGGGCCCGCCCGACAGTGGCTTGCTGCGACTGCGGGACTGGCGAGTTGAGATAGTACGGCACCGTCGAGACTCGCTGGATTGCAGCACACGGATAGTGCGGGTTCTGAGCAATCTGGATGAGGAACGTTCCTCCAGTGACAAGCCCCGCGTAGGATGCATCGTTGACAAGGGCTGCTCGGAATTGCTCTTCAAGGGTTGTCGCCACATCAGTGCCGCCCCGCTGCGACGGTGTTCATTGCTTCGTCAAGTGCGGAAGTGACTTCCTCGCGAATCAACTGCTCAGCTTCTGCGCGCTTGTTGTCGAATGCTGGCCGCATGAATGGCTGAGCCGCCTGGTGATAGTTGCGCCCAAGCGAGTCTTGCCCAATAAAGCCAAATTCGATGCGCCGCGCGTACGGCGGATCAAGCTCGCCAGAGCCTTCGAGCTCGTATACCGGCGTAACTTCGCGCTGCTGCTTTTCAGGTTCATCCACGGTCGTGTAGAAATGGATGTGATCCCGAAGGTTGCCAGTCTTCACCGGAACGAGCAGCTTGGCTTCGTCGCGGAACAAGCCCGCGGCGCCGTCTACGCCCAGCTTGAGGCCAGCCTGTGCAGCCTTCGACAGATACCTGACCTGGAGCGATAGCTTGTCCATCCCCGATAGGGTGACAGTGAGGTTCACTGCGAGTACCTCCGAAGCTTGCAGCGCGTTTGTGTTTTCTGCGAATCGCTCTGCACGGTACCAGGCGTGATCTCGTACATCGTGCCAGAAACTTGAACTGTGAAGCGCGGCAGCACGGCAGGATAGTAACCATTGAGCAGCAGGTGGTACATAGGAATCTCCGCGAAGTTTTGCTGCGTGCGGTAGCCTTCGTCTGGCAGAAAGAGCGAACTCGAACGCGCCACGCCGAACATGCAAACGATGTTCTCAAGCCCAGGGACGGCCTGCGGGTCAGAGAGATCCACCTGCCCGAGCGCGTCGACAACCGGAACATCACCGCCGATGCGGTCGTAGAACGTGCAGGTAGCCGTAAAGAGACCGCTCTCGACCGCAGTCGGCATGACCTCCAACAGTTCGTACTGTATCTCTTGGTTGATTACGCTACCCTTCCTTTTCGAATATCCTGGGGCAGATGAGCTTCAAACAACGTCGACCGCTTCTCGAAAGATTTATGAGTTGGACAATCCCTGAGCCTAACAGTGGCTGCTGGTTGTGGCTTGGAACTATCACACGCAGCGGATACGGCCAGATTTTCCTGGAACGCAACGGCAAACGCATCGACAAGAAAAGCGCTCACCGAGTTTCTTACGAGCTGTTCATCGGGCCAATTCCCGAAGGCATGACGTTGGACCATCTCTGCCGAGTACCATCTTGCGTCAACCCGCGCCATTTGGAAGCTGTCCCGATGAGCGTCAATCTGGACAGAAGACGACGCAAGTCGAGGCCGAGCCATTGCCCAGCAGGTCACGAGTACAGCGAGGAAAATACCTACACTCACGCTTACTCGAACGGTTACAAATACCGCCGCTGTCGAGCTTGTGACGCTTTTCGACATCGTTAACTTCACGAGCCTTGCTGCCTCTGCACTTGCTTCCAAAATCGATCCCTGAAACTCCACTGATCTTGGCACTGCTCGACAATCGCCACAGCTCCCGAGTTGTCGTCCATGTCGAGGTAGCGCTGCGCTGTGTCCCGCAAAGCTTGCGCGGCCTTCGACGGATCTTGCTTCACGTCGAGCAATTGCTGGATCGACGCCAACTTGCTCTTGTTCGCCGCGATCGCGTTCAGCATCGTCGCCGCGATCCGCAGGTAAGCGGTCGGAGCCGATGGCAAGAACGCGCCTGCAGGCGGCGAGTAGAACTGCGTGCTCTGCCAGGCCAGTGCCGATTGCATCTGCGTGAACATGGCAATCTCTTGGTCGCTGAAGATGTACACCGGCGTTACGCCGTCCGGACCAAACTCCTGCGTGTCGCTGATGAGCCCGCGGATGTAGTCAATCTGCGGATTGAGTGTAGGCGGCGAACTCGTTGGGCCAAAAGAGAAGGACATGAGCAAAAAGGCCGTCAGGCCCACTCGAAGTACAAGCCTGACGGTTGGGAAAAGCAATGCTTAGGCTCCAAGCCCGGTGCTAGCCACAGTCGAACGCCCATCGATCGGCACGCCGCCAAACACGCCCACGATCTTTAGATCATTGTCCATGTTGTCAAACCGGCCGAGCGTCTCATCGGGTCCGCCGCCGATCCGCGCAGTCTCCGGCATACGCCGGAAGAGCTGCGGCGGATCAAAGCCCTTCAGGATACCAACTTCGATGGAGGGACGTTCCTGTGTTTGCGGGTCGACTGTGATGCCCCACATGCTGTCTTTCGCTACACCCGTGCAAACGATATTAATGTAGGGGTCCATCACGGGGTCCATCCGCTGGATCATCCACGGTTGTACGTTGAGGAACTGAACCGGGAAACCCTGCGTGTTGCCCACACCGCCCTGGTTCTGCACGTAGACGCTCAACGCATTCATCACGTTCTGCACGGTGCCTTCAAGTGCGGAGCCGTACCACAGCTTCAGGCGACCGGTAATCATAATCGGATCGCCAGTAGAGTCTTTCATCTTCGTGAGGACGTTGATCCCGTCGATGAGACCTTGTGTGTCGAGCGGCGGGTTGTTACGGCTCGCACCATTGGCGATGGTGATCTGGTTGTGGTAGCCGGTCTTGTACAGCAACGCATTCGGCCCGTTGCTGTCGACGTAAAGCGACGTGATGAACTTGGCGAATCCGCGCGCGCCCTTGATGGCTAGCCGCTTCGGAACGTCCTGGAAAATTCCAAGATCATCGTTCACCGTCGCCCGCCAATTGATCGACGCCATCGCTTGATAGAGATCCGGTTGGTACTGGATCGGCGCAGTGGAAGTGGCTGGCGATCCGTCTTGGGGGTTAGGCCCGATCAGCGCGTCCTGGATAGGCGGCGCTGCGGGGTCCATCTTGGTGAACGGCGTCACCAAGCCATCGAGCAGGTAGCGAGACACAACGCGGAAATCGTTGAGCGTATGAATGCGAACAAGCTGCCGGTTAACGATTGGAAAGATGCTGTAGTAGCCGTAATAGAGCCTGTCGATCACGTCGACGGTGAGCGCCTGGTAATCGGTGACGCTCATCGTTTCCTGCAAGCCCAGCAGGTTGCGCCCCGTGTCTCGGTAGAGATTCGGGTAGCGCTCTCGCAGGTAACTGACAAAGATTTCATCTGTTGGGTTGCTCGCCTGTTTCCAGAAGAACGGATCAATCTTGCCGTTGATGACGTCAGCGTAAAGCCGCGCGGCTTCCATGACGCGTTTGTTGCTGTTGTTGCTGCGGGCCCGACCGTAACCTTTCAGCGACGGATGGTTGCCGATGCCACTGCCCAACTCGTAAGTTCCAACTCGTTCGAGGTCCACTTTACATCCCCCTGTCAAGCAGCACGTTTGCTGCGAGGTTGGTCACGCCCGACAGAATCGGCGGGTCGGTCGGATCGAGAAAGCCGAAGAACGCATTCGCGGAGTTGGCGTCAATCGTCAAGTTGTAGGTCACGTTGGTCACCGGGTCGTACGTGCCGCTGGCGTAGAGCTTGTCGCCAGGTTTGATCGTGTGACCGGTCTGCGGAGACTCGACGGTTTGTCCGATGACG